TTTCGCTTTGGCTTTCTTTGCTTCTGCCTTCAATGCACTTATCTCTTTAGCATCTGCCAAGTCCATCTCTGCTTGACGGGCTTTAATCTTCTGCCATACGTCAATTTTTCCAGTTTGCATAAAGAGCAGTTTTAGTTCTTCCTCAAACGCTCTAGCCTGTTCTAAAGCCATCTCAATCTGGAGAGCAGTCCCCATGTTCGAGCCTTTGCCAGACTGTTTAGCCTGAAGCACGGCTTTGGTAGCTACAGACTTAGCGTCAAATAGCTTACCAATCATGGGCGCAAGTGAGCCTAGGTCTTGGGCAACACCCGCTGCCTTCTTGACCATGCTAATTGCTGACTGTATGCCAGCTAGAGCCGTGATTGGGTCTATCATTTCTTATCTACTTTTTGCCACTCAAGGCATACTACTTTTCGGTTGTAAACATCACCTGTCCACGCCCACCTGACACATCTGTATTCAGTTTTCTCTTTACTAGATACTACCAATGTAAACAATATTGACAGCACTAGCATCCATTTCACGGGTACGCCCAAACAATAATGTAGCTACAATAAATGACAAAACAAACAAGAAAGAATGCCGCAACAAATGCTTCGGCAAAGTCTCTCACTTTAGTCGCCAATAATTCCGGTGGCACTTCCAACGGCAGCAGCGCCAGTTAGCAATCCAGTTTTGGGTCTTTGCGCTCTCTTGTTTAATTCTCGCAAGATTGCTGTCTGCTCTACAGGATCAACAGTGAACAAGCGTTTTTGCAAAGCCTCTGAACTTTCACTACTTATGCCTTTAGCTCTTGATAGTAAGGCTGAACCACCAGCCCGTAACATACTCAAAGGATCACCAGTTACAGTTGCTTGTGCAAGTGAACCCAAAAGGTTTGATTCTTCACGCACCGCCTTGTTTTCATCTGTTCGAGAGCCACCAAGAACACGTTGCTTGGTTTCAGCTTGTCGATTTAAGCCTTTGACGTATTGAGAAAACTCATTGTATGAGGCTTGATCTGGGAAAGCATTTCTTAACAATAGCTTTTGATTCTCAGATTTAAATATTTGCTTAGTGAAATCACCGCTTTTGTAATCTCCAAGACGTTCATTGATGTTAGCCATCACACCCAAACGAAACGCCTCTTTCTCATCAGAGGTCAGTTTTTTAATGTTAGATGCTGCTTCTGCTGGGTTAAGTTTCTGATAGTCTTCACCCATCTTAAAAGCGTTTTTAATGCGTTCTGCATCAGCAAATTGTGAATTGGCTTTTGCATACTCAGGATTAAGTGACTTAATTAAATCGTTAAATTCCGTCTTAACTTTAGCTACATCACTTCCATAACCGGACATCTTTTTTGTTATGTTGTCTGTTTCGGCATCAACAATCCGGTCTAGTCCCATTTTGATTTGATGCAAAACATCAGTAGGAACTGATTGAGCATTGCGAATGGAACTAAGGTCTGGCAATTTTTGCCCATAAACATCTGCTCTTTTGACCGCCTCTCCATAGGCTTTAGTAAAGACATCTCTGTCAATGAACTTTCTAAATGGCACAGCATTGATGGCTTTGCTATAGGCTTCTGGATATGCCTGGCTTGCAAGTCGTGACTGATTTGCAGTCAATGCCTCAAGATACTCAAAACCATTGACGTTTTTAGCTAAACCTGCTTTTTCAACCAAGCCCTTAACTATGTCATTTGGTTGGTCAATAAGACGATTTTCAAGGAATTCTTGAGTAGCACCCTTGGCTTTGGATTGCACCACATAGGCACTATAAGCCAAGTCATTAAGGCTTTTACCTAAGTCAGCAATCACCGGATTAGGAACACCAATCCTACGCAATTCATCTAATGCTTGTTGCGCTTCTTTTGGCGAAAGATTGTCTTTACTAAGGTAGTTTGCCAACATCTTTGATGCAACAGTTTCTTGATCGCCAATCCCCGCAGAATTCAAGACGTTCTTAATTAGAGTTCCTGCACCCTTAACAACGATAGGCACAGAACCACCTAAAACCCCGCCAAACACACCGCCCATTGCGGTTTCTGATCCTTCATCCTTCTCAGCAAAACCATACCCAGAAGCTGCGCCTGTGGTTGCTCCAATTGCAGTACCACGGGCAATTTGTCCTTTCACAGTCTGACCTGTAATCAATGCTTGAGTGGCAGGGGCAAGTTTTGCTACTTGTTTGGCAATACCCAAGGGCGCAATCAAGCTGCCACCAATCTCTAAGCCAGTTTTAGCAATGGGCATATCCATGCCAAATTGTTTTTGTTGTTCACGCAAAAGATTGCGTTGCTTCTCATACTCAGGCCCACTAATCGAGCCAGTTCTAAGTGCCGCCTCAATTTCATCAAGTGTTCCAAAAGTCAAGCCTTGACCAACAGACCTAGCAGCTTCGGCTGGCCCTGAATATTCTACAGGCGAAGCAAGGACAGATTTGAATGCCTGTGGTTGTTCAGCAAGTGGTGCATCTTTATAGTCAGCCATTATGGTTTTGTCCTTCTTTGTCCTTCGGGGTCAATGAATGCTGTTCCTGATGGAAACTTTGGATTTCTCAGAAACCTTTGATAGTCAGCATTGTCAATAATTTGAACATCAAATTTAGGAACTTCAATTGCACGTTCTGGCGCAGGGAAATTAGCATTACTTCTACGTCTCAATACATCATCAGCAGCGTTCTGAGTACGTCTGACATTGATGTCAACCAAACGCCTCATTGCTGCTGCTGCCGCTTGAGGAGACTCTGAACTTTCAAGTTCTTTTGCAGCCCTAACAGCATCACCTTCAGTCTGAGTGCCTTTGTTTAAGCGCAAACTCTCATTGGTCAATACCTTCAAGAACTTATCATAATCTTCCCTTGCAAGAACATCAGGATCATTTGATCCAACTAATTGCCTTGCTCTGATAGTGGCTCTATCTTTTAGACCAAACTTGATCTCGCCAGACTTAATTCTGTTAATAAAGTTGTTGGCATCAGATGCTAAGTTTGTTGCGGCAGTTGCAGTTCCATAATCTGCCTCTTCATCTTTTGCAAGATAACTTGGCAATGGCTTAGTTCTAGCAGTTTCTGCTTTACGATCTGCTTCTGCTCTCTTCATATCTTGTTGGAACGCAATGTTCTGCGCTTGCAATGATTGATTACCTTGTTGAATTAAAAGGCTTTGACGAGAGTTCTCAAGACCTTGAGACCTTAATGAAGCAAGTGTGTCTTGATTGTTTTTAATCTGCGTTTGGTTTTGTTCAAACTGGCTAATTCGCTGAGTCATTTCAGCTAACTCTTTAGCTTTTGCATCAACCTTTTCAGGATCAAGAATGCCTTTTTCAAGACTAGTTGAATACTGTTTTGCAAGTGTTTGAACAGTCTTTGGAATGGTTGCATCGTCAATAAACACCTTAAATGGGTTGTCTTCTAGAACGCCCATTGCACCAATCCTGCGGAGATCAGGAATAACTTTAGCCAACTGAGAGATTGCTGCCTGTCCTTGTGGGAATGACAACAGTCTATTCTTCACTTCTTCATTGACGCTACCATCTGGGTTTTTCAGTTGAGTTACTAAACTTTGAGCAAGTGCATCAAGACCACTTGCTTGCATCCTTTGACCACGTTGAGCCAAATAATCCTCATTCTTCATTGCTTGCATTCTGGCTTGCGTGCCTTGCTCACGCAAAACATAAGCGGCCTCTGCATCACCACTTTGCAATGCCATTTGAGCAGCCTGAAGATATGAGTCAGGATTGCTTGGGTCAATCATTCCTAGCAATTGCTGACGTTGCGTAATACGCTGAAGTTGTGGGTCTTGAATGCCCATAGCACCCGCAAAACCACGACCTAGTTGACCAACACTAGCCTGAAGACCCGCTTGAGCCGCAGCACCTGGCGATAGTTGTGCCATTTGGATACCACGATTTAAGTCTTGTTGGTACTGTTGGTTTTGAAACATTTGTGGAGTCAAACCAAACAGACCCGCTACGATATTTTCTGCCATGATGATTCCTTATAAGAACAAGCCAAGGTCTTGATTGCCATAAGCTAATCCAGTTCCAAATCCTGATGAACCTACACCTGTTCCACTGAATGCAGATTGAAGTCCTGATAATCCATTGCTAAACAAACCACTTGCTGCTTGTCCAAACATAGCGTTAGGATTTCCTGCGGCAGTTAAACCTTGAGCTAAGAGATTGCGTGTTGCATCAGCACTTGTTGCCAAGCCTGCGCTAATCTGTGCGCCTTTTAAGCCTAATTGACCAACATTAAAGCCTGCTTGTGCGCCAATTTGACCCAAGTTAACACCCATGTTGTATGGTTGTTGTCCCAAAGTCTCTAAGTTCTGTGCTTGTCCCAAAGCAGTTGTGTAAGGTGCATAAGCGGATTGTTGACCGCTATAGTACTGACCCATAGCTTGTGAGCCTTGACCAAGCAATCCCGCACCAAATAAAACATCCCTCTGACCCGCTTGTTGAGCATTAGCCGCCAATTGAGCCTCTTGAGCAGCCCTTGCGTTATACAGAGCTTGCAGTTCAGGAGTAGTAGCACCCATAGTGCCACCTTGAGCCACAGATAGACCACCACAACCTTGTTGTTGGAGTCTGTTTTGCAAAGTAGCTAACTCTTGTTCTCTGCCTGGTTGCAACAAAGCCATCTGTTGATTTAGATAGTTCTGTGCAACATCTTGCGGAGATTGAGCCAAGTATTGATTACCCAGACCAAACAACCTTTGTGCGCCTGTTTGGAGAGGTGCAAACTGTGATTGTGCTTGTTCTGCTTGTGTCAAACCTTGATTAGACAAAGCCATGAAACGATCTTGTTGGGCTTTGACATCAGGTGTTAAGTTGTAACCTGCACTTGATAACCTACCAGTAACAGGATCAAAGCCAAACTGAGAAGTTCCAAACCTTGTGGTCATACCAATAGGTCTGAACTGAGCAGAATCTCTTGCTGCTTTTGTTTCAGCATCAATCATTGCTTGCGCACGTTGAGCCGCTTCTCTTGATGTTTGCATCTGCAACAGATTGCCAGTAGTACCAAGAGCACCAGAGAACAAACTTGACAGTCCCAATGAGGCTGCTGTGTTTAGCAAAGGATTAGATGTTGTTGGTTGCCTTGGTATTTCAGGCAATGTTAAAGGTGAACTTGGTTGAATCAACGGAATTGTTGCAGCGGTGACGGCGTCAGTAATGCTAGATGGTCTTTGAGCAGTAATAGTTTGAGTTGGAATAGAAGGAGTAGCCAAAGTGGGTACTACTGCCGCAGCAATGGCAGCCACATCTTGTGTCGTTACGGGTCTGTTACTGGTAATAATTTGCTCTGCAACATTACTGGTAATGTTTGGAGAAACAGCAGAAACAGCAGTAACCAAATCAGAAACCTTTAAGTTCTGACCACTCGAAACTATAACTTCCGCTTGAGTCTGTGCTTGTTGAGGAGTTATGTTAGGTACTGTTGCAAGAACCGCATTGGCAATTTCTTGCGTAGAAGCTACTCTGTTTCCAGTAACTTGAACATTTGCCAAGTTAGAACTAACCGCAGGTGCAACTGAACTAATAGCAGGTGTAACTGCTGTAACCAAAGCATTGACTACTGGTTGAACAGCATTTGAATTTGAACTGGTGATAATCTGTTCAGCAACAGTATTTGTAATGCTTGGAGAAACAGCAGCTACGGCACTAACTAAGTCACTGGTTTTTAAGTTTTGACCACTTGTAATTAAAACTTGGGCTTGAGTTTGTGCTTGTGAAACAGTCGTATTTGGGACTGTTGCAAGAATAGCATTTGTAATCTCTTGCGCAGAAGCTGGTCTGTCTGCCGTAATTTGTACATTTGCTAAGTTAGCTGGTGTGCTTACATTAGAAGCAAGCTGATTAACAACCAAGTTTAATGTTGCTTGATCTACCATTTGTGGTTGTGCCGCACCAGTTACATTTACAGTACCAGCTTGTGTTACTGGAGTAGTAGTTGCAGTAGAAGTAGTTGTTGGAGCAACAACACTACTTAATAAACCACCTGTACTAATTGCAGGAGTAGCCGTACCAGTAACATTAACAGCACCTGGTGTTGGCAATGTTGAGCCTGCAGTGCCTGTTAAAGAAGTTATTGCTCTTTTGATGATGGCTTCGTTATAACCACCTGCACTCAAAGTATCGGCAATTTGAGTAGTTGATAAACCTTGGCTTGCTAACTGTTTAGCATCTTGAATAGCAAATTGACGCTCTGTAATGCCAACGTCAGCAGCAGAACCCGTAGAGAGATAGTTGTCCAATGCAGATGCGCCATAGGAAGCCGCACCACCAAGCAAAGCACCTTTAAGAATATCTTTCCCTGTGCCACCTGCTATTGCAGTTGTTCCACCACCAATGGTTGCACCTGTAGCACCAGCCAAAGCAGAGCCAGTTAATCCTGTAGCACCACCCAATAGACCTGAGATAAAAGGAAGACCAACAGTAGAAGCTGCCAAACCAATAACAGGTGCGGCAGCAGCTAATAAACCTTTACTGCCACCACCTGCAAAAGTACCTGAGTCAATTACTTCGCCAGTTGTCGGGTTGTATGTCTCCCAATTAGCTGTGTTGTTTGGATCAACTCGTGTTTGGTAAACTACTTGTGGAACACCTGCAATCTGTGCCTCAATGTCATCACCCTCAATCACAGTTCCACGAGCAGTAGGAATTGCTCTAGCCAATGACTGAGCAACAACAGGAATATTAGCGGCCTGAGTAATAATTGGAGGAGTTACAGGTACAGTGTTTGATTGATAGGCTTGCGTAATTGCTTGAGGTGCACTAGATGGAACTTCATTCTTAAACTGTGATAAAGCATCAATAACAGATTGGTTATAAACCGCTGTGCCTTCAGCATTGGTATGTAAAGCGTCTATCAACAATGCTTTGTTTTGCAGAATCTCACCTTGAGTACCAACTAAAGCAACATTAGAGTTAGCTTTAGCAATATCGGTAAAAATCTTGTCAACTTTAGGATCAAAGTTGTTAGTAATTACATCTTCAACAGACTTAGCATAAGGTGAGCCAGTAAGAACAACATTAACACCTTGATCGCCAAGAGTCTTAACAATCTGGTTTAGGTTATCTTTAACAACTGCTTTATCTACGCCAGTAATAAAGTCAACACCACCTGCTTGCAAGTAAACAGTAGCATTAGGGTCAAACTGTCCACCACCCGCCAAGAATGTATTAAGTTGCTTGAGCGTGTCTGTAGTAGTCGATCCTGCAACAGCATAGTTGGCAGTTTGCTGACCAGTGGCTTCAGTAAGTTGATTTTGTAATGCCGTGTTAGAGCTATTCCAACTAGCACCCGCTAAGATATTGCCACTTAGCAAACCGCCTGACTTACCACCTGTTGCGTTGGCTACATCTTCAGCTGAAATGCCATATTGCTTCATTGCCGCTTGAGTAGCGGCAGCATCTGGGCTTGCGGCAAGAAAATCACGAATAGTTGCGTACAGGTCTTCCGCAGAACCACCCGTGTTCATTCGATAACGCATTGCATCTGAAATAGCCATGATTGCTCCTTATTGTGGCTCAACAGGCCAAGTGATATCCCAAGGAAATCCTGATTGAGCCGTAATGTCACGCAATGCTTGACGATAGGTAGCCCATGTTGCTTTGTCTACAGGACTATCAGAAAGCTGTGTCCAATCAGATTCAGCCAACTTTGTGTTGCGTGTATTCCTAACAACAATGGCTTGCATGGTGTTGCGCTCTAAAAGTTCTGCTTCTTTTTTAGTAGTGCTCTCTACAATTTCATCGGCTGTCATTTCACGCACTTGCCATCCTTGCGCCCAACGCTGTGCGTCAACATCAAATACTGGCGTAACTTCTTCTGAAATTTGTGTATCAGATAAAGCAGGTTGCGTAGAAAAATAAACACGCATCGCCCCATACTCAGCCATTGTTGCGTCAGTAACAGTAACGGGAAAGCTAGTATTGGGATTGGCAAGTTTTATTTCTTTCAAGCTATACGGATACTGCTTGACCGCACCATTTTCAATAAGTGCAAACATAAAATTACCCCACTTGCTGTTTAATAACTGACAACATAATCTTGGCCTTTTTCTGCTCAATCTTCTCAGACGCATACAGCGTGTTTAACTGCTCAACAAAAGCATTTAAATCATGGCGTTCATCAGGAGGCAACTTGCTGATTTCTTCCAAAGCCAACGTGTAGTTGTCAATGTTAATCTGGTAGTGCATGACCTCTGCTTCACGGGCTTCAAGAGACATCGCCAAGATTTCTTCACGGGTCTTTGGGGTTTCAACTGTTTTATCTGTCATTTTGATTTCCTTTAAGTTAAGTGGTAATTTGTCCGAATGCTACGCCTTGTCCGTTACCCGTTGGCAGTGTGGCAGGATTAGCGTATTTAGTTCCAAATCCTGAACCCGACCAAGGATAAGCTGAAACGAATGGTGTTGTTTCGTGAGCTACAGCTATATTTAATCCATCACGGCTAAAAGCCACACTTGTTCCCAAACCCGTTGGTAACGTAGCAGGATTAGCATATTTAGTTCCAAAGCCACTGCCTGACCAAGGGTAAGCTAAAACGTTTGGTGTTGCATCACTTGCCACAGCTATTGCAGAACTGTCAGGGCTGAAGGCTACGCCATTACCGCCACCTGTGGGCAACGTAGCCGGGTTAGAATATTTAGTGCCGAATGCAGAGCCTGACCAAGGATAGGCTGAAATGTATGGGGATGTAGCGTGACCTAATGCAATACTAGCTCCATCAGGACTAAAAGCTACACCAAGTCCACTATCAGGAGGTAACGTAGCTGGATCGGAATATTTAGTACCAAAGCCTGAACTTGACCAAGGATAAACTAATATAAATGGTGTTTGATTACCAGCTACCGCTATTGCGGAACCATCAGGACTAAACGCTACACCATTTGCAGTATTAGTAGGAAGTGTTGCGGGGTTAGTGTACTTAGTGCCAAACCCACTAGCAGACCAAGGATAGGCCGATATACAAGGGGTAGTATCGTGCGCTACTGCAATTGCAGAACTGTCAGGACTAAATGCTACACCATTTGCAGTACTCGCAGGCAACGTAGCAGGGTTAGTATATTTAGTTCCAAAGCCTGAAGCACTCCACGGGTAAGCAGATATAAAAGGTGTTGTAGCGTGTGCTACTGCAATATAAGAACCATTAGGACTGAAAGCTACATCCCTTCCAGTGCTAGCAGGCAACGTAACTGGGTTGGTAAATTTAACCCCAAATCCACTACCATACCAAGGGTAGGCAGTGATGAATGGAGTTGTAGTGTGAGCTACAGCTACAAACTGTTGAGTCTGTGTGGTGCTAAATTGTGTAAAGGCTATGCCGTTTCCCTGACCAGCGGGTAATGTAGTCGGGTTAGTATACTTAGCACCAAACCCCGAACTACTCCAAGGGTAGGCTGAAACAAATGGTGATATACGGTGAGCTACTGCTATAACTGAACCATCAGGACTGAAAGCTACGCCGTTTCCATCACTCGCAGGCAAAGTTGCTGGATTAGAGTATTTAGTACCAAAGCCTGAACTCCAAGGGTAAGCGGTAATAAATGGTGATGTAGTGTGAGCTACGGCAATAGCTGCTCCGTCAGGACTGAAAGCTACACTTTTTCCAATTCCCGTAGGTAATGTAGCTGGGTTAGTATATTTAGTACCAAACCCTGAACCACTCCAAGGATAAGCGGTAATATAGGGTGTTACATCGTGAGCTACAGCTATATTTAAACCATCAGGGCTAAAAGCTACCCCTCGGCCACCAGTCGTTGGTAATGTAGCGGGATTAGCGTATTTAGTTCCAAATCCTGAACCTGACCAAGGATAAACTGATATACATGGTGATGTAAGGTGGGCTACAGCTATTGCTAAACCATCAGGACTAAAAACTACGCCACGAGCGTCTGTTCCCGGTAAGGTAGCAGGGTCAGAATATTTAGTTCCAAACCCGCTACCCGACCAAGGGTAAACAGATATGAATGGTGTTATTTGATGGGCTACTGCAATATTTAAACCATCAAGACTAAAAGCTACGCCTTGTCCCTCACCTGTGGGTAACGTAGCTGGATTAGCATACTTAGTTCCGAAGCCAGAACCACTCCAAGGATAAGCAGATATAAATGGTGTACTAGTGTGAGATACAGCTATTGCTGAACCATCAGGGCTAAATGTTACGCCATTCCCAACGCCCGTTGGCAAGGTAGTTGGGTTGGTAAATTTAGCCCCATAACCTAATGCGCTACTCCAAGGGTATGCAGTAATAAATAGTGATGTAGAGTGAGCTACAGCCACAAACTGAGAGTACTTTGCATCGCCAACTGTGCCCCATGCTACGCCGTTTCCAGTGCTACTAAGTAACGAAGTTGGATTAGCATACTTACTTCCGAATCCACTTCCCGACCAAGGGTAAGCAGTAATGAATGGCGTTGTAGTGTGCGCTATTGCAATATTTAAACCATCAGGACTAAAAGCTACGCCCTGTCCCCCATCTGTAGGTAATGTAGCTGGATTGGCATATTTAGTACCAAACCCTGAACCTGACCACGGATATGCAGTTACAAACGGTGTTGTGTCGTGAGCTACTGCAATAGCAGAACCGTCAGGACTGAAGGCTACGTCATTTCCATTACCAGTAGGTAAAGTGGCTGGATTTGAAAATCTAGTACCAAAGCCAGAACCTGACCAAGGGTAAGCTGATACAAAGGTTGGTGTACCATCACCTATTGCAATACTAGCACTATCAGGGCTAAAAGCCACACTAAATCCAATACTCGTAGGCAACGTAGCGGGGTTAGTGTACTTAGTTCCAAACCCCGAACTTGACCAAGGGTAAGCGGTAACAAATGGCGTATCTCCATGAGCTACAGCTATTGCAGAGCCATTTGGACTAAAAGCTACGTTACGCCCAGCGTTTGCAGGCAATGTAGCTGGATTAGAATATTTAGTGCCAAACGCAGAACCAGTCCAAGGATATGCAGTAATAAATGGCGATACGGCGTGGGCTACGGCAATTGCAGAACCGTCAGGGCTAAAAGCTACGCCAATTCCATTGCCCGTAGGTAATGTAGCTGGGTCAGCATACTTGGTTCCAAAACCAGAAGAAGACCAAGGATAAACCGATACAAATGGTGTTGTATCGTGAGCTACTGCTATGGCAGAACTGTTTGGGCTAAAGGCTGTAAATATTGCACTACCAGTAGGTAGTGTAGAAGGATTACTGTAAGTCCCCCTAAACCCATTTGCGCCCCATGAGTAAACAGTGATATAAGGCGAATTGTTGTGCGCTACCGCCAATACTTTAGGTGTAGTTGAACTAACCTGTGAACTACTGCTTGAAAACATAATAGCCCTTAGACGGTGTAATTCTGACCAGCAACACTACCCAGCCAGCTTGTGCCACTAATGGCTGTAAACACAAACTTGTCAGCACGCAATGCAGTAGCCGTCAGAGTTGGTGCAGTTGCACTAGGCCAATCAACCGTGGAAGGCCATGTCACTGTGCGAGAGCCTGTAGCATCTTGTAGGTGTATCAAGGTAAAACTTTTACCCGCTACTGGTGTTGGGAATGTATATACGCAATTGCCCGTCAAGGTAATAATTTGCACTGTACCGTTAGCCAAGTCCAGCGTGATAGCCGTTGAGCTGTTGCCAGTAAATACTTCCTCTGTATAGCCGTTGGTAAACGTGCCAGCTTCAATGGTTTTGTTTGTCAGTGTTTCTGTGCCTGTATACGTTGCAATACTAGCGGCAGCCAAAGTGGTTTGACCTGTACCACCATTAGCGATAGGTAAAGTGCCTGTTACACCAGTAGATAAAGGCAAACCAGTAGCATTGGTAAGAGTAGCACTTGCTGGTGTTCCCAATACGGGAGCAACAAGAGTCAATGCTGTTCCATTAGATGTAGCACCAGTAATACCTGCAAATGCACCCGCATTGTTGAATTGAACTTCAGTAGTAGAGCCGCCTGGTGCGCCACCACCACCAGAAGCGGCAATAGTTTGATTGGGCCATGTACCCGTAACAGTTACGTTTGTTCCCGCAACAATACTAGGTGTTGCTGTACCCGTTCCACCATTGGCAACGGGAAGTTGTCCCGTAACACCTGTAGACAAAGGAAGACCTGTCGCATTAGTCAATGTTGCACTTGTTGGTGTTCCAAGGATAGGAGTCACCAAAGTAGGTGAAGTAGCAAATACATTTGCACCGCTACCAGTTTCATCTGTCAAAGCAGAAGCTAAGTCTGAAGAACTAAATGAACCCAAAGATGTTGCATTGCCAACTGAAGTGACTGCACCTGTTAGGTTTGCGTTTGTTGTGACTGTTGCCGCATTGCCTGTTGTATTTTGATTAAGTGTTGGAAAAGAAGTTAAATTTGCCGCAGAGCCGTTAGGTGCAAGTACGTCTGTGCCAATTACCAAACCTAAGTTAGTTCTAGCATTAGCCGCAGTGGAAGCACCCGTTCCACCATCGGCTACTAAAATGTCTGTGATTCCTGTTACAGAACCGCCTGTAATTGTTACGTTAGAAGCCGCTTGTGTTGCAATAGTGCCTAAACCTAAATTAGTTCTAGCATCAGCCGCTGTAGATGCACCCGTACCGCCATCAGCAACAGCTAGATCGGTAATGCCTGTGATCGTACCGCCTGTAATTGCGGCAGCAGAGTTATCTGTCTTAGTCGCAACAGCAGTAGCAATATTGTTGTACTCAGTATCAATCTCAGTGCCTTTAACAATCTTTAAAGGATTGCCAGGCGACAAGTTGTCTTTAGTCGCAAAGTTAGTGGTCTTAGTGTAATTACTCATGGTTTACCTCTTAGCCTAATTTGCCATCTTTGGCTTGAATTTCAATCTTTTGCAAAGATAACTGTATGCCGTTAATGGTTGTTTCATAACCAGTTTGGACAATTTTACCCGCACCAGATGCGTTTGCTCTCAATGTCTTAATTGGGATGCCACTTGTATATTCAGCAATGTTGTATTCAGCAGTACCATATTCATAACTTGCTTGCGAAGGAATGTAGATATTTTGGGCTTGATAAGCACCAGAATAATCAAATCCCCAATTGATTGTTAAGAACTGGTTTGAGCCACCAATCACAATTGCTGAAATGCTTTTAAGAATAGAAATCTGATTTGCATTTCCAAGGTCAGCATTGTTGGTGTAATAAGCAAATCGATAAGTAGATGTGTCATCTAAGTAACCACCATACTTAGCGACATAACCATTTTTGCCAATGTACAAATCACCATTACGCAAAGATCGCAAAGATGTTGGAGCAATAGAGTCCCATTTAGTAACCCTGAACGAGCCATCTGGAAGATTTTGCTTGGTATCAAAGCAATAAACTTGAAAGGTAGCGGGTAAAACAAGCAGATAAAAGGCTTCTTTTTCTGAGTAAACAGACTTCAGATTAGCCAATGTTTCGCCAAGCAATGATTGATTTAGGTCAAAACGCACATTTTTGGAGATGTCTCTCAAGGGTGCAGACTTCTCTTGAATAGTCCTCATCAATGAACGAACACCTGAGTCTGACAAGAAAACAACATCAGAGCCAATGCTTTGAATCGTATCCCTAGCCACACACCCAATAGAGCCTACAGTGTCGGATAAAACTAGAGAAGCGGGAGTAGAAGCATTAGAGTAGACAAGAATCTGTCGTTTACCAAAGATAAACAAGAAATCATTATGCGCTGCCAAGCCCATGACTTCATCAGCACCATTAGGCCATACACGAGAGACATCCAATGAGCCAGAAGTGCCACCACTCCATACATGACCTGCAATCAGATCAGAGAAAGTAATTGTTACTTTGTCTGAAGATGTATTAGCCACCCATAGGCGACCAAATGCTGAAATGGCAATGTTAGCTAAAGGAACTGTTCCTGTGTAGCCTGTTTTCTCAGAGACTCTTCTGAATGTGGTGATACTAACAGCGGGGTCATAGATCAGAGGATCGTGACCAGTTTGGAAAAAGTATGCAATGCCATTTAAAGATGCACATTGCCAGTTAGATGCCGTGATAGTAGGAGCAGTACCGCCACCACCATAGGTCAACTCAGTCACCGCATTAGCAGTACCAAGTTTAAATAGCTTATTATTTCCAGCAAATAGAACAGTCAAAGTTCCATCGTTTTGGACTAACTCATGAATAACACCAACATCGTTAGCACCCAAAGTACCAGAAGAGGAGTTAACCCTTGTCCAACCTTTTCTAGCACCAATACGACCATACTGATCCAAGATGCAATTGGTTGCAACCAAGGCAAATCCAACACCTAAATCAAGTGGTGATTCTTCAGTATTCAGACCAGAAAAGCCTGGTGCTGAGAGACTGTAACTTTGAAGTTGAGCTGCCATTAGACCGCCACAAAGTTGTCTTCAGGATAACGAGTGCTTTCCAATGCAATTGCATCAGACAGCATTCCTCTGAACAAGGCATAAGCCTCAGAAGAGTTTGTTCCACCATCTTCACCACGCTCAATCAAAGCTCTAGCATAGGCACTTTGGGCAACTAAATAATCCAAAACCTTGACTGAAGTGCCATCAGAAGACAGATTAGCCTGTGGGATGGTTAAATCAAACTTCAACGTATAAACACCATCAGGAACAGGAAACAAGTCAACCTTTGTGTCGCCACTACCATCTACCCCGTTAAAGCAAAACTCGCTAGGAATAGACTGAGAAGGTGTACCAAAGTTAAGTTTGCGGTTCATGTCCGCAACAGTAGTGTTGTCTAGGGTAATAACACTTGTAGTGTTAATAGCATCATTGACACGAAACTTCTGACCCGCACCTGTCAAAGAGTATGAACTTGTGGCAGCAGTAGTAGTAACTGTAATTGTCTGTGACAGCACATTCCAATTATAGGAATCTTCAATCTGACGTTTTGCATCATTGACAAACTTGCCAATCAAAGAAGAATAGGTTGTTTCGCCAACACTAGATACTGTGCTTTCACGCAAGCGAACCAACACATCGTTAACAAGTTCTAAGTAGGTCATGTTCGTTGTGCTCCCTGAACCTCAAATGTTGCAATAAAGCTAAATGTGCTACCCG